TGCACAGTCATCACATTCACAGTCATACAAATATGAAAGCCTGCTATGAAACGCCCTGAAATACGTTTCAGGGCTTAGGCGAAAAAATCTGCACCAAGTTTTTGTGCAGCATTTGGATCTGATGGTGCTTTGTCACCTGTAACTTCTACACCAAATTTATCTTTGATCCATTCGTCATCAATCTGCTTAAATGGCAACAAACCTTGTGTGATTTTCCAAAGCTGTGACTTGTCTTCTGTTGGTTCATAGCCATATATTAAATCACCTTTTAAAACACCAATTCTTTGCAATGCTGGAATCACTGTTGTATTCCAATGCATTTCAAGTGTTCGCAAATCGTTATCAATAAGAACCTGAAGCATTGTTTGTGAACTTTCATCCTTTGATCTTGAACCGTTCTTTGTGTCTTGTCCAATGATTGCACCTGAAATCAACATTGAAATTTCATTGTTGCACAGGTTGATCAAATTAGTATATACATCACCGTTCGTTGTAGATCCTTTTGCGAAATCAAAAGATTCATTTTCATCAATGATCATCCAAGCAGCTGCACCCATTTCTCGCATCATTTTCTTTCCGCGTTGCATTGAAGCAGGGTTGTGTGTGTTTGTTTTTAAAACTCTTGGCGGAATTCCAAAAATTTCACATAATTCTGAATAGCAACTTTGCGCAAACTTTTTGAACAAAACATGCGGCACTGCTGCATTTAAAAGTCCAAGCGTTCCTTTTTCGCCAAATTCTAGCAACCAAGTTCCGAATTCGGGCAATTCTCTATAATTCACTTTTTTGTCTTCTGTATAATCAGGATATAAAAAGCCGCCTTCAGGATCAATGTTCTTTCTTGGAATCAATTCAACTTCAAGAACACCTTCAGCGTTTATGTTTAATTCCATCAAAGAAACGCGTCTGAAATTGGCGTCTAAAATATGCCTGTTTATTTCTTTAGCAAAGACAGAATTGTTGATCATTTCTGTCTGTTCTTCATCCACGTCACCGTTCGGTTTTTTCAGCACAATCCTTTCAGAAAGCGATTTTAAAAGCCTGTTTTTATACTGTGAAGTTAGCAATGCATCTTTTTCAATGTCATCAAACAAAGCTTGCAACAAGTGCCATTTTGGCAATTCAGTTTTCTGCGCCAAAGATTCTGCACGCTTCCATCCTGAAATGTCTTGTCTTGTGTTGCTTACTGCATTTTTTACAATAGTGCTTCCGTACTTCAAATCTGATGAAGACATCACTTTTGAAGACAGGTTCATGCTTGTCTTTCTTCCAATTCTGCTGTTCTGTGCCATTTATTCGTGATTAAATTTTTTTCTTGATGAATACGCCCATTCTTGATCTTGTTCTGCTTCACCTTCAGCAACTGTTTCATCTATTATTGGAAGGCTGGACAATGTGATTGTTCCGTCTGCTAAATCTTCCAAGTATTTTCTTGTTCTGTCATACCGTTCTTTTGCTTGTTCGTAGATCATGTCTGCATTGCACAGATCTATGATCCACCACTTTGCAATGACAACTGCATGTGAAAGGATCAGTGCATTTCTTTCTGCACCTGATTTGTTTAAAATTGCATCTGCATCATAAACAATCCGTCCGTCTTTCCATTCTCTTTTGTTGTTGCCTGATAAATAGCCGCGAATTTCTTCTTCAGCAGCAGCAAGTGCAGTGTCAACAACCGTGTCATCACCTTCTGTGATCTGTTCAAGATTATAACTGTATATAGATTTTTTTAGATCTTCTTTTTGTAAAAACATATTTTTTAGTATTTGCGTGATTCTGTTGCGCCAACTGCATATTCCATCAGATGCGTCATTGATTCGTTTTGAATGATCCAACATGCACCTTCAAGTGCATCAGGCGCATCAAGAACTTTGGCTTGTGCAGAAACGCCAATCATTTGATCATGCATCCTTTGCATGTTTGGTTCATCTTTTTGCGCGCTATTGAAAATAAGATCACCTTTTCTGTTTAGTGGTTCAAGTGTTGCTTCAATCCTGAAAAACTTGTCAGCTTTTCGCCTTTTGTCTTCAGATATTGGCACAGTAAAACCATATTCTTTTGCCTTGGCGTACACTAGCGGCATGATTGCCTGCTGCAAGAACGGATCTTGCAAGCTGTTGTTTTCTATCCAAAGACGGAAAGTGTCAACACCTTTTTCTTTGCAGTAAAGCCATGCTTCATATAGCCAATCAATGAATTTTGCATTGGTGGTTTGATCAATCCAACATTTGTATAAAAACCTTTTACGTCCTTTAGATCCTACAATCACAAGTGCTTTGTAGCTGCTTTGCTTTCCGCTTGATCTGTCTTTGTTGCTTGTTGATGGATCTGCATATATTACAACAGAATCACATTGCTTTAATGGCGGGCATTTGCCGTATGTTAATTCTTTGAAAGTGTCACCTTCAGAAATAGGATTGTTGAAATATTCTTTTTGTGCAGCGGACCATGGAATTTTGGAAAGCACACGATCAATGTCTGCTTCAGAATTCTTTTCCTTCCATGTAGATTTGCCGTCTTTGTCACGAATGTTGATCACTTCATGCTTGTCTGCAAACTTTGCCATTTCTGTGATGCAGCAAAATTTGTGAATGATGTTTCCACAGGCAATCCAAAGCAGCGGATTTGAAACAGATCTTGTTGCATACAAAGCTTCATTGATCCATTTCACTTTGTCTTTGATCCTTTGTTCATTTCTGCATTCTTCATCCGTGTCAATGTCATCAATTAGAATCACATCAGGTCTTGCTGCATCGTTTCGCGTTCCACGCGGCGATTGTCCAGCACCCAACGCACGGAATGATTTTCCGTCTTTGGTTTTAAATTCTGCTGACTCCCATGATCCAAGCTTCACTTGTTCACCGTAGTCATTTATTATTCTGTTGTTAGCTTCCAAATTTGCCTTGTAAGGCATCAAAAGTCTTTCAGCATTGTCAAGATTGTTTGCAACCAGCAAAACGTTGTGTTTCTTTCCTGTAAGTGTTAGAAACAACACTTCCATCATAGTTCTTGCAGACTTTGCCAATTCACGCGACCATGAACGTACTTCATAATATTCTGCATTCTTTAAAACACGGCGCGTTGCTGCTTTGTGGAATGCTGTTGGTTCACTTGTATAATAGTTTGGAAAATAGAATTTGAACCATGCTTCAGGGTTTTTTTCTAGCTTGGCAACTCTTGCTTTCTGATCACCAAAAGATTCATTCAGATCAACAGGTGTTGCTTTCTTTGTATTTTCTACATATTGCCGCCACTGTGCAATGGATCTTCTGTCTTCAGCTGTTGCCATCTTTTACAGTTTAGAGTTTATGAATTCATCAAAAAACGGCACAAGCTTCTTGTAGTATTCAAAATCTTGTGGCTTGATCCATTCTAAAAAGTCGCGACTGACTTCAACGGTTTCTGCAATAGAAGTTTCAGTTTCTAGTTTTTTTATTGCGTTTGTAAGCACACCAATTTGATTTGCTTCTTTGCTGCTGGCATAGTTTCCAATCTTTACAGGAAACATTGTTTGATCAACAGCTGGTGTTTCAATTTTTTCGTTTCCGTTTTTGTCTTTTACAACAAAAGGTTTCAGAAGTTTTTCAGGCACGTCATAAATGATTGCGCGTGTTTTTATTTCGGTGTTTAATCTTTCAAGCTGTTCGTATAAATCGCCAATCATTTGCTGTCTAGTTGTCAGCAATGATCTTTTAAGTTTCGCCCAGCCTTCCTTCTTGATCCAATCACCAACAGTGTTTGGTCTTACTCCAACACGATCAGCAATTTCTTTTTGCGTCAAACTGCTGTTTGTATCTAAGAACAGAATTTTAGCAAATTCTTTTGCGTCTTTTTTATTTATTGGCATGCGTTCAATTTGATACAAATCTGACAAATATCGCTTCAAATAACGGTGTTATGTTTACCAGCTTTTCAAACTTGTAAAAAGCCTGAACACGTCTGTTCGCCAGCTTTACAGCTTCATTGCCATATTGCAAAAAGAAACAATATTTGTCCTTTAGAAGTGAACGAAAAAAATAAAATTGATGTCAAAAAAATTTTAATTAATGCCAAAAAACAACACAGACAAATCACTTGTCTTTAATGATGAAAGTCAGTCAAACAGTTATGGCTTCAAGATCCCTTCAAAGGGCATAGGCTTAGAACGCTTTAAAAAGAATCCTGTTATGCTTGCAGATCACAGAAACAGCCTTGATTCAATTCTTGGATCTTTTTCTGATGTCAAGAAAGTAGAAGGATTGCTACAAGGAACGCCTGTATTTGATAGCGAAAACGAAGCCACAGCTGAAATTGAAAGAAAGTACAACAATGATTTCATCAAGTCCTGTTCAATGGGAATCACTTTCAACCATGAAGACATGGTTTTTATTGATGACGTTCTTGTGTTGAAAAAATGCGAACTGATGGAAGTGTCGCTGGTTGCTATTCCAAGCAATCGAAATTCTGTGCGTCTATATGCCAACAGCAGCGACACAGAACCAATGACAGAAGATCAGGTCAAACAATTGTGTTTGTCTTTGCAACCTGTTACAGATCATAATAATATTAAATCCAATAATAAAAACGAGAACATGAAAATCAAATTATTAGCAACAGTCTTGCTTGCTTTAGGTTATGACGCAAGCGTCACTGAAGTTGAACAAGACGATCTGAATGAAAAAGTGCTAGGTCTTAGCGCAAAATTAACAGCAGCAAACGATCAAGTTTCTGCTTTCAAATTAGCAGCTGAACAAGCAAATCTGACAGCGATCAACAAGCAAGTTGATCTTGCAGTGACTGCTGGACAAATTGACGCAACCAAGAAAGAAACTTTTGTGAATCTTGGAATTGCAGACGGTGAGCTTTTAACAGCAACGTTGGCTGCAATACCAACAAAGAAAAGCTTAAACGCTATAATTGAAGCAGAAAAAACAGGTGCTTCAGAAGTGAATTCTGTTGATGAGTTTGCTGCTTTAAGCACAGAAAAGCAACTTGCTTTCAAAAAACAAGATCCTGAAGGATACAAAAAATTATTTACTAAAAACTAAAAAAGAAAGATATGCCAGCAAATTTTCCAGAAATGTGGTTGACACGTGTGATTCAAAATATAATCACAACAGATTCTGCGCCTTGGTTGGACGGAATCGCAGAAGTTGAAAGTCCTGTTGTTGTGTTCGGATCAGGAACACCAACAGAAAAGAATGTGATTCACATTCCAAGATCAGATTTCAATCCTGATGTTTTAATTAACAACACAACGTATCCAATTGCATTGCAAGAATACACGGATGACGAAGTTGTGATTTCTTTGGACAAGTATCAAACAAAGGCAACAGGTTTGTCTGACGATGATGCAATGGGTGCTTCTTATGACAAAATTGATGTCATCACAGGTAAGCACACAAAAGCACTTTTAAAATCTAAGTACAGAAAAGCACTTCATGCAATTGCGCCTGATGCTGTTGGAACAGACAAATTTGTGATTGAAACCACAGGTGCAAATGACGGAACAGGACGCAAAAGAATGCGTTTTGAAGATTTAGTTTCAATTAAAGAACAATTTGCTGCAATGGCAGATGGTGAAGGAATTGTTGAAGGAATCAGATTGGTTTTGTCTGCACAACATGAAGCTGACATGCTTTTGGATCGTGAAAGATTTGCAGACAAGTTTGTGAACCATTCAAGCGGAAAAGTTGCGCCAATGGTAGCTGGTTTGAAAATATACACATACGCTGGTTCACCGTTGTTTGCGGCTGACAAGACAAAAAAGGCTTATGGTGCTGTAAAAGTGTCAACTGATTCTTATGCTTCTGTTGCCTTCTTTGAAGACAATATTGCAAAGAAAACAGGTAACACAAAACAATACTTTAGTAAGGCAGAAGATAATCCAACAACGCAGTCAAATGCATTGAATTATCGCCATTACTTCTTGGCTATTCCGGCACAACCAAAGTACATTGGTGCTGTTGTGAACGGTGTTGTTGTTTAAACCTTAGAATCTTAATATACATTCAAAAAAGCACCACTGTATGGTGGTGCTTTTTTTACATATTCAAAATCATGACTTCACAGCTTATTTTTTCAGTTTTCGGATCAAGTGCAATCACGCTTTTTTTAAGCTGGTTATTGTACCAAAGAAAACACAAAGCAACAGCGGATTCATTAGAAAAGAACAATTCATCCACTGAAATTGCCAACATCGTTAAAATGGCAACAGAATGGCGTGAAACGGCAACAATTTGGAAGAATGAAGCAGATCAAAATCAAGCAGAACTGATAAAGATCAGAAAAGAACGCCTTGAAGAAAAACTGTTTTTTGAAACCAAACTTTCAGGTCAAGCAAAAGATATAAGTCTTTTGAAATATAGACTTCAGAAAGCTTATAAACGAATTGAACATTTAGAAAAGGTTTAAAATGGGAAAACTTACAAACTTAGTAATTCACTGCACAGACACACCAGCTGGCAGACCTGTTTCAAAGCAAGACATTGAACAGTGGCACATCACAGAACGCGGATGGTCACGTGTTGGCTATGCAGACATGATTCATCTTGATGGATCTATTGAAAACTTAATTCCATACAACAATGATGACGTTGTTGATCCTTGGGAAATATCAAACGGCGCACGTGGATACAACAGCACCAGCAGGCATGTTGTTTATGTTGGCGGCGGAAACGGAACTGACACAAGAACTTTTGATCAAATAGAAGCTTTAGAAAGATATGTGAAGCAAACTATTGATCAACTCCCAAACATTGTTGTGATAGGTCACAACCAAATTTCAACAAAAAACTGCCCAAGCTTTAATGTGCCGCAATGGTTGCAAGGCGTTTGTGTAGATTTTAAAAACATCAAACTATAATGAAAAAACGATCCTTTATTTTAATTCTGATTTTGCTGCTGGCGTCTTTTACGTCTTGCAGATCAGTGAAAGAAACAACAACTTCAGAAACTGTCACAGAAACAGTGAAAGAAAAGATCATTTCATACAAAGACACCATTTTCAAAGTGCCTGAAATTTCAACAGGACTTTCAGTGTCATTGCAAGATCTGATCAAAGAAGATTTAAACAATAAAAAGCCAGCGTTTAAAGACAGTTTAAACCCTGTTAAAAATGTGTTTAAACAGCAAAACGGACGTGCTAAAATAACATTGAAAATTGATGACGGACAAGTGAAGGTTGATTGCGAATGTGACAGCATTGCTTTACGCGCCCAAATCAAAACCGAATTAATAAAAGAATCTAAACAAAAAGATCATTCA